CAACTGCTTGTTTGTTCAGAGTCTCGCGGTAGTGAGGTTTAGCGCCTATGTGCTGAAATCCCTCAATTTCAGTCACCATGTAGTTTTCTCCCCGTGCCATTAAAGTCATGTCGGCCAGATTGGGATTAGTCACACGCGTAGTGACGGAGCTCGTGAATACCTTGGGTTTCGAAAGGGCATAATCCGATCCAACTTTATTGGAATATATTTCACGTCCCTTTCGCCGCCTGAAAGCAGCCTGAATTAGTGCAGCTTGCGCATCGCGCACGCTCATTAATATGCATCAACAATATTATTTGTATCAATTTTGATATCAATACCGAATATGAAGGGTTGCGCCGAATACGAGCGCTCCTTGTACATCTTCGTCTCTGTGCGAACATCGAGCTCCTTTGAACTGAAAGGTCCAGCGTAAAAGTCTGGGTTGAACTTGAACTTTCCGAGGTTGTTCTCTTGGCAGTGCTGGTTGAACGCAGCCACGAACAGCTTCTGTGGGCAGAACAGGCCCTGGCCGTACTCGAGCTTCTCGCAAGCCAGGAAGTTCTGGAGAGCGTTTGTGACCATCGCCACCTGGCTCTGGACCGACTTGAAGTAGGGCGGAAGAACGTTCCAGATATCCTTGTCAGAGTACTTATTCGCGTAATCTAGGTAAGCCCTGACGCACTTGCACAGAATGGCTGGGATCTCCTTGTCGAGCTTCTGATCCAGGTGAGGGTCGGCGTCAGCCACCTGCTTGGCGAAATTCACCGTCACGAGGCGGCGCAGCACCGACCCCGAGTTGTCCTTCCAGTTGGGAACCTCGTTGCCAGCCAGAATACCGGGCGTCTTCCACTGCATGCTCACTGCACTCTTGAACTTGCGCGCGATACTCAGGTCCTCCCCTGAAACTAGCGACTGGAACTCGGCCTGCTCGAGCTGCAAATCACCCTTGACCTCTGGACTAATAAACATGAAACCGTCATGAATCGAGTCCAGACCAAACTTCTTCTCGATATTGTTCGACAGAGTCTTGACATCGCTCGTCTCGTAAAACTTCTTGCAAATCTTGGTGATAATTGTCGATTTGCCTGACCGGGCGATGCCCTTGAGGAAGGGGATCACCTGCCAGCCGTCCAGGTCATTCACATCGAAGCATAGACGGCCGCACATCACGTAGATCCACTTGCAGACCTCATCACCAAACTTCTGATAGTCCAGTACTCGCTGCATGTGGGGCGTGGGGATGTTGTACCAGTCTGCAGTGTCATCGTACGGGTTGAAATCTTGGTCGAAAAACTTGGAGCTCACGATGGTGGGGTCGAGCTGACCAAATTCCTTGCTTTCGTATGGGTAAAACTTGATGGTGTTGCACTGCTTCGCCTCGTCCCAGTTCTTGCCGATCAGCAGGCCGTTAGTGAAGGACCAAGAGTGGCGGTTCTTCTTGATCTCGGGAAACTGATAGTCCTTGCAGGCGGTGAGATGCCTTGTGACGTCACCCACGGTGTTGCCCTTTGATGTGAGATTTTTCCACATTTGATAATTTGTTTCCTTCTGAGTCTCGTCATAGACAAAGTCCTTGATCTCCTTGATGGGTTTCCAGGCGCGCGTAGCGTGGCCCGCCGGTGACATGATCTGCTCGCAGCACTGATCACGGTACCGGTTGTACTTCTCGTCATAGGCCCGGCTCAGAAGGTACAGCAGGAGGGTCTGGTACGATGACTTGTCCTCGTCCTCCTCAGGGCAGGGCTCTACAAACTCGGCTTGGGTCGGAAAATTCACAATCGCGTAATTGTCCTGCCAGGCGCGCCACATGGAGAACATGTTCTTCCAGTACCGAGAAAGACGGTTGATTCGCCGAATAATAATAGTTTCATTTTCAGCAATATCCTTGGATGGCGAGCGTTCAATCTTCAGGTGGATGGCCTGAGCCCGCATAGCCCGGCACAGGTACATGAAGTTTTCCTTGCGCTGTTTAATCTGACCATCCAGCTTTTTCAAATCAAAATTAATAGGATACCCATCGGAGTTTTTCTCCTGGTTAGGGGGGAGGAGGATATAGCGCCAGGCGATCTCAGGTACCGTAAGATTGCCTGCAGCTTTCAGTTTGATTTCATGCTCACGATAATCAAACTCGTATTCCATATCTTGACGACTCCACTGGCACACAGCCAAACTGTTGTACCGGTTTCTAATCTCCTCGAGATGCTCAGGCGACACATCTTTCTCGATTGTAAGTGGAGTTGTCATTGTAATATTAGGGTTTCATTTTTTTAAGCCTGGACCTCCTTGGTCAGGGCTGACAGAATTTTCACCAGAATTTTGTTCTGCATGGCTAGGGCATCGGCGATTTTCTCGGTGGCGTCCTTCATGCTGACTAGGGCTGTTGCGATGGTCTCACCCTCCTCGGTAGATAGGAAGGAACCCAGGAGATCCATCATATCGGCACCCTCGTCCATCTCTTCATCCTCGTCCATATCAAGCTCCTCGTCCTCGATAATATCGGGCTCAGGGTGGGCGGTGTGGCGGGCAGACATATAATTTTGAACCAGAAAATGAATTTCTCTTGTGGGCGCGATTGTCTGGATTTTTTTTCTTGGGGTATATCAAAATGGCAGGTGGTCTTATGCAGCTGGTCGCTTACGGCGCGCAGGACGTCTATCTTACCGGTCAGCCCAAGGTGACCTTTTTCCAGGCGGTGTACAAGCGCCACACTAACTTTGCTATGGAGAACATTCAGCAGACGGTGAACGGCTCCGCTGGCAACAGCGGCCGTGTGTCCGTGACCATCGCCCGCAACGGCGACCTGGTCGGCAACATGTACATTGCCCTGACGCCCATTACCCCAACCTTATCCAACCTGACGTCCAACAACAACATTACCGACATGTGCTGGGTGGCTGAGCGCGCGATCGCCGCCGTTGAGCTGACCATCGGTGGCCAGCGCATCGACAAGCACTACCAGACCTGGTTCCGTCTGTACGCCGAGACCTTCCTGGGCGAGTCCGACAAGATTGCCTACGGCAAGATGACCTCTAGCTCCGCCCTGTCCGTGACCAACTCCACGTCTCGCGTGTATCTGCCTCTGCTGTTCTTCTTCAACCGCAACCCAGGCCTGTTCCTGCCCCTGATTGCCCTGCAGTACCACGAGGTCCGCCTGGACTTCGACCTGACCAACTACTACCAGAGCTACTTCGGCACCAACGCCGTTGAGGTGTGGGCCAACTACGTGTATCTGGACACCGAGGAGCGCCGCCGCTTCGCCCAGAAGGGCCACGAGTACCTGATCGAGCAGGTGCAGCACACCGGCGGTGACACCATCACCAACTCCACCGAGACGTCCGCCTCTCTGACCCGTCTGTCCTTCAACCACCCAGTGAAGGAGCTGATCTGGTGCTACCAGAACCCAGCCATCTCGGCCACCACCAACCTGAACGCCATGTGGAACTTCACCACCAGCACGTCCAACGTGCAGATGACCGTAGCCCCCGGCTCCGTGGCGGCGGGCGCGTTCTCCAGCGGCCTGCTGCCCCACGAGATCGGCTGCCCCCATCTGATGGGCAACTGCGCCTCCACGTCCAACCTGTACATGATTGAGGAGGGCGACCGCAACGCAGTCGTCGGCGGCTACGAGGTGGGCCCCATGCACCAGTTCAAGCTGGTGCTCAACGGCCAGGATCGCTTCAAGGAGCAGCTGGGCAAGTACTTCAACCAGTACCAGCCCTTCCTGTACCACACCGGCACCCCCTACTGCGGCATCTATGTGTATTCCTTCGCCCTGCAGCCAGAGGAGCACCAGCCAACCGGCACCTGCAACTTCTCCCGCATTGACAACGCTCAGGTGTCCGTCAATCTGAAGAGCACTGGCGGTGCCGCCGTTTCGGCTGGCTACACCCTGCAGAAGATGTTCGCAGTGAATTACAACATCCTGCGCATCCAGTCTGGCATGGGTGGCCTTGCCTTCTCGAACTAGAGAAACTGCAAGTTTCTCGCAAAAAGAGGGCCTTTTGGCCCTCGCCAAAAATACCGGCCTTCGGGTCCAAGAATGATAAAGATTCCTGGGTCAGAAATATATATGTAAATAATAAATGTCATGCAGTGATGCTCAAAAGAAAAACAAGGCAACCCTAATTCAGTCTGATTTATTCAGTATATTTTGCACATTGGCGTGCATTGCGCTCTTTATCATGCTCGGAACCGGGAGTAAAGGTCAGAATGGATCTACTTCTGGTGCCGGTTATATTATGTTCTTCTGCGCGTTCTGCTGCTGCTGCTCATGCCTATCATCCGCTTTAGACATGAATCAGGTGATGGCGTGCTAGTCACCCAGGTGCGTCAGCACCTGTTGAGCACCGCTACCCCCTCTCAATACAGTTCCAGCTCAATTTACCTCCAAAAATATCCTCAATTTTTTCAGCACAGAATTTAGGATTAAAATTAGGATTACAACAGAAAACGTCTAGATAAATCTTTCCGTTTTCTGGGTACGTGTGCGCCGAGAAGTGGCTCTCGGACAGCACAAGAACACCCGTCACCCCGATGGGCTCGAACTGGTGGAAAGCCTTGCTCACCACGTGGAGATCGCACAGCCGTGCTACAGACTCCATTCTAGTTTCCAATTCCCAAATGAAATTGATAACTGAACCGTTCAGCTCACCAAATAGGTGCTTCATTTAATAAAAAGTGCCATCTCTTTTTAAGCTCTGAACCACGAGTCCTTGACGGCGTTCATAATCCATAGAGATGCAATTAGGAATGAAAATCCAAACATGAAATCACCAGTGTCTTTTTGGGTTGGGGGCTTGGTCTTGCCTGCATCTATCATGATTGAAACTGAATAAGAGAACAATATAAGAGCCAGCACGAGTCCAAAAAATGGGGACATGCTGTTAAAGCTTCCAAGCAAAACCATTATTATATTACATGGAGAAATTATCCGGCCCTGACGTGATGAATGTTATGATGATTAGGTGCGACACTATAGAGGAGGCTCTGGACGCGACGGCCAAGATTCTTGAAGAGCGTCACATTAAGGAAACCATTGATATGATTGAAAAAGGAAAACTTAATTTGAGTGAATTGAAAGGTCATGTGGAGTCACTGGCTCCGGTAAATCCTGGAGAATTTGTTTGGAAAGTTCTCAGTTGTATGCGTTGTTCCCGCCGCGCCCATAGTTGGAGAGGTTGGGGATACCGTTTCCTCCACTGTTTCCGTGACGAATGCTAGAGTACCACATGCTGGCAATGAAGAGGCCCATGACCAGGAAGAGCAGGGCCTGAAGAACATCTGATGGCTTCTTCTTCTTCTCACGGTCAAGGAAGGTGCGAGTGCCCTGGATCACCAGGAAGAATCCTACAAACAGGAAGATGATGTCCTGAAGGTCTTTAATATCACTTACTCCCATAGTTAATAGTTAAGGACATTTTATTCTGTAAAGTCAGTATGCAATTCTCCTACCTAGACGACGCGGTTCCTATTGAATCGATGATAGGAGACCTGAGGCTGCCGTCCTCGGTGTCAGATAATGGGTACCAGGAGGTGGAGCTGACTGATGAATGGAAAGAATTCAAGGAGACTTTATTTCAGTTTCAGCAGGAGTACGCTAGAACGTGCAAGGAGGCTTCCGATGTGAATTACGACGTAAAACACAAGATTAATGAACTTTCTAATCTGAAAAATATGGCAAGTATATTCACTGATGGAAGCGACTTAAAGGCCAGGGTATCTGATATGATACAACAGTTTGAGATCGACACCGACATCCCTGGGCTAACTTCTCGTCTCGCGGAGCTCAGGGGCTCATCAGCGGCGCAGCGCAGTGTTTTGGATGGCACGAATGTGGAGGCACTGGTTAAGTTTCAGTGTTTTGTGTGCCTGGACAGATACGTTGATTTGTGTCTAGACCCATGTGGTCATGTGCTTTGCGTTACGTGTTGGAACAGACTGCCATCTAATGACCGTCGTTGCCCAGGTTGCAGGTCCGCCCCTCAAAAGGCTATCAAGATTTTTACGCTCTCGTAACTCAGTTGGTTAGAGTGTTGGTCTTATGGAGGAACGAAAAATCGTTCCGACTTAGGGGTACCAGAAGTCGCGAGTTCAAGCCTCGCCGAGAGCAGTATCGGTGTCCGAGCCTGGTTCAAGGAGACAGACTTAAGATCTGTTGGTGTTTTCACCACACGGGTTCAAATCCCGTCCGATGCATTATGGCTCTGTAGCACAATTGGATAGTGCGCCAGCCTTCTAGGGGGAAACTTCGTTTCACCTGGCGCGAGCTGGAGGTCGTGGGTTCGACCCCCACCAGAGTCAATGCGTTAAATCGCATAAAGTAAAGTGTTGTATAAGTATTGAGGGTGACCTCATCTGACCTTAGCTCAATTGGTAGAGCGAAAGACTGTAGTTGTTAGTAATTATCTTTAGGTCGCTGGTTCGATTCCGGCAGGTCAGACAAGGACGCGTAGCGTCCGTCGGGAACAAAGTTCCCTCGGCTTTCGTAGCTCAGTGGTAGAGCGTCTGTTTAGTAAGCAGAAGATCGTGAGTTCAATTCTCACCGAAAGCTTTGGCTGGCGCATTCCTCGACCTGGATAAGTCGTTAAACTGTTCAGAAAAATGCTCCTGTAGCTCAGTTGGTTAGAGCGCCAGACTGTTAATCTGGATGTCGCAAGTTCGATACTTGCCGGGAGCGAAATTTCTTCAACCTGAAATAAGATGATTTATTTTGGCTTGCAGATTCTTTTGGAAAAACATGAAAATGAAAACGAGGATTGGCAGACTGCGAATCTCGCTAGGGCGATTAAAGTCGCACCCAAGGATATGTATTTTGGATATGTATTTTCGTGCTAGATAAAGAACTATTCCAATTACTGAAAACTGGAGAGTGCATTCAGCCAATAGCATGTTTTTGGATTTGGATGGGTCGAGTCGCGGGAAGAGTTTGTCTAATAAACCTGAAACGAAAAAAGAGAATATAAAGCACACTGATGTTACAAAGGCGGCGTCTATGATCGCAGGCCAAGTCATACCTGAGACAAATTGAGATTTTTAATTTAAAACTAAAATTAATGTGTGACTGGCTTGTATTCCATCCAGATCAGGAAGCAGGGTTGATTCACATAGAGATCAAGTGTCAGCGCCTGATAGAGCTTCAGCCAGACTCTTACGAGGGGACTGACGCTTTCTGCGAGGGATTCTATCCAGTCATCGACAAGATCCAAGAGATCTGTGACCTTTATGGACTCAAACAGGAATGCTCGGCTGACGTGAGTGATATTGATGTCAAGATGATAAAGCCTCTCACTATGATGCGCATTATATGGAACGTCTATAACCACACCAAAGACAACATCCTTCTGACCAAGTGCGAACTCCAACACACGAGCCCTCTCTTTAACACCCTGTACTCCACCATGAAGGGGTTTCTCCCCAGATTTATGAGAAATATTATCACGTTATCTTAATGCAAGCCCTTCTAAATGTTCAAAAAATATTTAATAATGGGTGGCCCACGTCCAGACTGGCCGGTGGAGGACGTATTGGCAAAAGAATCCACCCCCCTCACCTGCGAGGCTGGAATTGGAATAAGCCGCCCATCTTCTTCTCTCAGTCTGCTATGAATTTGAATAGAACAAGAATTGTGAGGGACGTAAAAGACCTTGCAGATGGCGCTTACTTATTTATGATTCAATTTGATCCGAAAAATGGTATGTACTACAAAAAGTTTGCACGTGTAACTGAAAGTCTAGAGATGGGCACCCGTCACTTTCAATTACCATCTAAAAATAAAAATAAAATAGTCCTAGCCACAGGTGAGCTTGTTAAACATGGAAATAAAATAACATACAATTTTGAATCTGGAACATACATGAAGGCATTTCTTAAAATGTATTCAATGAATACTTTTCATGATATATTCAAAAATGCCATGAGAAATTCACAGGCTAATCTCACATACACCAACAAAATTCTCCTACCAACCGTACCTACCAAGTTAAAGAACCTCATCAGATTTGTTAATTCAGGTCGCGGGGTTCTCAACTATAATTTTGATAATTCAAATAGTGAAAGCGAAAGAGAAAACGCTATAAAATTAATTAAGATGTTGCACAAAAAACGCGTAAATGCAGGAGAGTCAAGCCCCAACTCACCCAGTGTGAAGCGTAAGAGAAGCCCCACGCCGAGACTGTCCCCCATCAAGGAAACCCCCTCTTCTTCGCGAGCCACGCCAAGTAGCGCTCATGGACCTTCTAAAAAGGCGCGCGTGTCACCTAATAAGTAAATCTTTCATAATAAAAGATGTTTGAAGCTTGCGTGACAGTTCATATTATTTTCTGGCTTTACGTTATTTTTGGGGCATTTTTTGGCCCTGGTCACGCTCGCTTCATCTTGCTTTGGCTTGTACCATTTGTATGGCTTCTGCACATGGCTCCTTTTCATTTACTTTTTGAATACGAATCCAAGATGGTGGGTCTAGATCCCATCACCCCACTTCGGCAGCGCGAGGAGGCGGTGGCTGAAAAGGTTTCAGAACTATTTCCATTTATGAAGCACGTTTATAGACTACAGTTTTGGTGCCAGGATAACTGCACTTTCAATCCAATAGGTGGCCAGGGTATGCTTATATTAGGTGCAATAATATCAGGTAGAGTTGCGCTCAACCGATAGAGTTCAATTCTAAACTAAAATTAGATGGTGAAAATTTACTGTATAAATCTGGAGAGAGCCAAGGATCGTAGGGCCCAGATGGAGGATCAAATTTTAAATCAAAAATTAGAAATGGAATTCATAAATGCTTTTGACTCTGGAAAGGAGGGGGTGACCAGTTCTCACGTTAGACCCGAGATCCATCCAGGGGAGTTTGGATGCCTCATGTCCAACTACCGAGTCTGGCAGGACATGGTCGATAAAGGCCATTCACATGCACTCATCCTTGAAGACGATGTTATTCTTGTTCCCAATTTCATTTATAAATTAGAAAATCTTGAGCTTCCTGAAAAATGGGATGTAATATATCTCGAGTATGTTTCACCTATATATGAGGGTCCAGCCACTAAGGATGTTAATGAGGGAAGATGCCTAGGGACAATGACGTATCTCATATCACTCGAGGGTGCGAAGAAACTTCTTGCATTCGACCCGATTGACTGGCGCGGAGCGGATAAGCAGCTCGCTCAGCTCCCAATAAAGTCGTTCTACACAAAAAAGAGACTAGCAGATCACGATCTTCTCAATAGTGGAATAGGAGTTGATATCACCAGAATACCCAAAGTCCATAATGGAATATATTTTGAACGTGAATATGGAGGGATTTTAGCATTCGTCATTGTGATGTGTCTTTTGTACTATTTAAAAACCAGACTCTCCAAATAGATATGACGGAACTCCTCAGGTTTTACCCAGATGGCAAGTACCTGTACATCGAGTTCCTAGCAACAAAGTACATAGATCAACAGCCGGGCAATGACATGGAGTCTAGGATGATGCTCGAACGAATCCGGCCCGTGATAGTTCAGCTCGATGCTTTCGTAGAGTCGCGCAATCTCAAGGAAATCATAGAGATCAACCTAAAGGATGTTCCAATTTCGAAACTAAATTCATCTATGGCTTGTGATATGATTGATATGTGCATGTCAATTCGTCCAGACAAAAATTTAGTAGAGAAGATTGTAATCACCAATTCAAACCCTGTTTTCGGTATGATTTACAAGTCGGTCCAGGGTCTCGTCAATCCTCATGTGAGGAAGCTTCTCAGCATCGAGGCAAACTCAAAATTTGACTAATATTTAAAATTCTTAGCAGGCGACTCGGCCCAGAACTTTTTGGAATCACTCTTGAACAGATCGAACAGACGCTCGTTATTGTCGCGAATCAGGATCTCATCTGCGTCCGACTTCGTCAGACCCTCTGGGAGCTCTGCAAGTAGGATTGTGTTGAGCGCCTTGAGCTCAGGGGAGCGCAAGCACGCCACCTCGAACGCCACGTCTAGGTTCAGACCCTCCTCCGTCTGAACCCAGTAGTGATCACACGCCTCCTTCGTCTGAGGAATTACGCAGAATCCGCGCGTCATCTCACACTTGATCTTCTTGAGATCCAGAGCCTTCTTCAGAAGAGCAACGTGATGTACAGCAGTACCAGGAACCTTGTGAATCTTTATGCGCAGGGCAATACGATGGACAAAATCCTCCAAATTCATCTCTCCTTATAATAGAACATGGCAAATCTTAAAGCGGCCGTTAAGAGTTTTGAAGGATCTGGAGTTTTCAAGGGTTTTATTTTGGGGTGTTTGTTTGTTGTTATTTTTCTAGTGGTCGTGGCCAATGCCACTAAACAGCCCACATGCGCACCTTCCTCCAACTAATTTTAGTTGTAAATTATAATGTCTTCCAAAAAAGGTTTTGTTTATTCACCAAAAAATAACCCATTATTTGATAATCAAATTTCCATTCTAAATTTGGGATGGTATTATACATGGGGATTAAATGGGTCTTCTAATTTAAAAGTAAAATTCACACCGATGTGCTGGGGAGCTCCGAGTGCCGACAAGTTGGGCGGGATCGTCGGGGTCCCCACCGAGCTTCTGGCCTTTAACGAGCCCGACGGCGCTAAGCAGTCCAACTTGACTGTTCAGCAGATCATCAGCATGTGGCCCAAGCTTCAGTCGCATGCCAAGGCGACTGGCTCGCGTCTCGGCAGCATCGCCACGGCACAGAATCCAATGAATGCCAATTCGTACTTTGACCAGGTGTGGAACCAGCTGAGCCCCATCGATCGGCCTGATTTCATCTGCCTTCACTGGTACGCCCCACCCAACGCAGATCACTTTCTGGGGTGGCTCGACGACATCCACGCAAAGTACCAGAAGCCAATCTGGATCACGGAGATGTGCGTTGCAGACTGGAAGGCGACGCAGGACGTGCCCGAGCGCTGGGGCACCGACCAGATCCAGGCTTTTATGGACCAGGTCGTCTCCGGTATGAATCAGCGTTCTTATGTAGAGCGGTTCGCGTGGAAGACGCGCCCGACCACCGACGTCTTCATGGGTAACGGTTCTTTGATTGCTATGGATGGGTCACTGACTCAACTTGGAAAACACTATTCAACACTTTAAGAATTTAGTATCTAAATTAGTAATGAGTAAGGAGCTCGGTCAGTACTTTACGAAAGACAAGAGCCTCCGAAATTTCATCACGGATATTGTAAGGTATAAAGCTGATACCCTACTCGAGCCCTCATTTGGTCAAGGTCATATAATAAATGAAATCATAGCTGAATGGCCCATGAGGAATATAGTTGGTTTTGAAATTGATACTAATCTTAAATCCAAATTAGTAATCAAAAATCTAAATCCCTCAAGACACATACTCCATTGGACTAATTTTTTAGAATACAATTTTGATTCTAAATTTAGAACTATAATTGGTAACCCACCTTACGTGAAAGTAAAAGGGGATACTAATTTATATCTTAAATTCATTGATAAATGTCTTGACCTCATGGATCCTACGGGGTCCGAGTTAATCTTCATTGTGCCGTCCGATTTTCTGCAGCTCACAAGCGCCGCTCCCATTATCCGGCGCATGGTGACTTCCGGCGCATTCACTACTATATGGTACCCTCAGAAGGAGAACCTGTTCGAGGGGGCTAGCATAGACGTCATGGTCTTCAGGTACGAGATGGCGGGAGGATTGCATTACCCGTACAAGAACACTCGGGTGATTAACGGGGAGACCCACTCGACGACTTCATTCGCCATCGACGAGGGGCGTCTCGTGCGGGTCCAGGAGGATATGCGGCCAATTCACCGTGATTTCACGATATTTGTTGGTATGGTGAGCGGCAAGGACGGGGTCTTCAAGGCGCCGATTGGTAACATGGACGTTCTCACGGGGCATAACAGGATTGAGAAGTTTATTTTTGTTGATAAATTTCCAACTAAAAATGAAGAGATTGACTCTCACCTCTTGAGACACAAGGATCAACTCATGGAGCGAAAGATAACTAAACAGACCGAGTCCAACTGGTTCAAGTGGGGCGCGGTTCGCAACAAGAATCTAGTGGATAATCTACATGGTCGAGATTGCATATACGTAAAGACGCTCACAAGGGACAAAGAGGTGGCTTTTGTGGGTAAAGTCAGATACTTTGGAGGGAGCTTGCTTTGCATGTGTCCATTTATTTTGGATCATAAAATGAATCTGCAGAAGATAGCTGATTACCTAAACTCGGACGAGGGGCGACGCGAATACACATTTTCTGGACGGTACAAGATGGGGGCGAGTCTATTAATGGATGTCAAATATCCGCTTGCGCAAAGTCCTGCCGCGTTGCTATAGATTCCTTGACTGATTTCTGGATGCAGCGCAGCAGCTCCTTCTTCTTCTCCGTGAGGTCGGCGGGCTTGTAGTCGCGGTTGGCAAATTCACTGCACCAGTTGATCTGCATGATGTTGGATGGATTGGTTTTGTATGTTTGAACATCGAACAAAGATTTAATCAATACCTCGCCGCTGATCTTATTCACGACGAGGTAATGGTACTCTTCTCCATGGAGGTCCTTCCAAGGAGTCTCCTTTATTGTCTTCCAGAATTTATTGAAATTCATGTTCTTGCACTTGGGGACTTGCCCGGTTATCGAGTAGATGGCGGACACCTTATTGAATGCATTATCTGCCGTATTGCAATCAGTAAGCTTGAGGTTGAAGGGAACCCCGCCGCACGTAAAGTCGTTCCAGCACCGCGTCTTACTAATTTTAATTTGAAATTCAGGTGATAGAGCATACGATAATTTTTCTAGATATTCCTTCTCTTTGATAGCGCTTACTATACGTCCATCAGAGTCGCGGGGGAATGTGACGGTAACGGCTTTGCACGCCTCAAGCAGAGCGGCCCGCACTTGAGCCATTTTTGTTTTTGTTAGTATTCACAGAAGTGCGGTTGGCCACACTACTGATTTTTTTGCCCAACTCTGGATTTCTGTTAATTGCGCGGTAAATAGACGAAGCTGCCATACTTGGTGCTAATTTCAATGCTAATTTAGTTATTCTTGGTAGATTAGGTACGCTCATGAATCTCTTTGGGCTAGTGCGAAACATCTGGAGAGCAGTTTGAGTATAGGCAAGTTTTTTCTGGATTCCCCTATTAGCAGTCATCCCGGGGGTCTTGGATAAATTTATTTTGGAATTTGTTTGTAATTTACCAAGTATATTTGAAACCTTAAATCCAAACTTTTTAAAAATTTTAATCTTTTCTTTATTTTTAAGTTCCTTTTTATACAAATTATTAGGTGAGTTGGGAAATGGAGTGTATCTCATACGTCCTGAACCAGTTCCAGATGCTCTAGACTCTTTCACACTTTTAGTTACTACAGATTTAGGCTTTGATTTAAATTTTGAAACTCCTGATCTAAAAACGCCGAGCAGTTTCTTTCGAATACCTACACCCTTCCGCGCCTTTTTTGGAGATCCAGGTGCAAAAAACCCCTTGGGAGAGCCTGGCCAGTTGTAGTTTGTTGGTAGATAAGGAACATCTAGACAGCTAGAAACTATATAAACTCCTGGGGGGCCTTTAAAAACAATATCAGAAACCCATGTATCTTTTTGTTTAAAACTTAAAACTTCTTTTTTAAAAGGAACTCTATCTTTGTTAAAGGAGACATTATGTGAAATTCGGGGATACTCGAGTGGAAGTTTCCAAACGAATCCAAAAGAAGGCTGGTCATCCTGTGGTTTTAAATTAACCTTGTTATCTATGAATGTATCTGGAAAGACGAATGCTTTTCGGCTGACGTCTGCGTGATGCACGCCTTTGCGTTCAGCAGCACCGGACAGAAATTCCTCAAGTCCTTCTTTTGAATGAAAGAGACGCGCCGTAAGCTGGCGACCAGTTGTGATCCACATGCACTTTCCCGGTTCGGACAAGTAGATAATAGCCCTGTCCGTTGGTAACGTTATTGGGTTAGGGTGTTGGAGAACATAAACTGATTTTTCAGTATTCTTTGCTTTATAAACAGGATAGTGTCCGTGACCCTCGATGAGAAACGCACCATGCTTGCGCCAGATGTCCATAATTGAAGCAGTTCGTGCTTCTGCAGCGAGGGCAGCTGATTGAGCCATGCGGGTTTTCAGCATTTCTCCTGATATTAACCGATAAAAAAATAGAACTCTAGAATAATAATGTCAGACCCAATCTTGACCCCCAGCAACTCACGTTTCACAACCTTTCCTATTCGTTATCCAGATTTATGGGCACTTTACAAGAAGGCTATTGGTTCTTTTTGGTCGGTTGAGGAGATTGACTTGGCGACTGACCTGAAGGACTGGGAGGGCCGGCTCACATACTCTGAGAGGCACTTCATCAAGATGGTTCTGGCATTCTTTGCAGCGAGCGACGGTATTGTTATGGAAAACATTGACTTGAATTTTTCCAAGGATGTTCAAATCTCTGAAGCGCGGTCTTTCTACGCGTATCAGGCATTCAATGAGTCTATTCACAGTGAGACCTATTCACTTATGATTGATAAGCTCGTCAAAGATCCCGAGGAGAAGGCAAGCCTCTTTCAGGCCATCGATACTGTCCCTTCTGTGAAAAGCAAGGCTGAATGGGCGATCGAGTGGATGGGGCCCGATGCAACGTTCGCCCAGAGACTGGTGGCATTTGCGTGCGTAGAGGGCATCTTCTTCAGCGGCTCCTTCTGCTCCATCTTTTGGCTTAAGAAGCGTGGTCTTATGCCTGGCCTTTCGTTTTCTAATGAATTGATAAGCCGCGATGAGGGTCTTCATCAGGAGTTTGCAGTGACGCTCTACTCTCACTTGAGGGAAAAGTGCCCGTCGAAGGAAATTCACAAGATTGTGCAATGGGCGTGCGAGGTTGAGAGTGAATTCATCACAGAGGCGCTGCCGTGCAAGCTCATCGGGATGGAATCGGGAGAGATGAAGCAATATATTCAGTTTGTGGCTGACCGCTTGATGACTCAGTTTGGGGAGAAACCAATTTACAACACAAAGAACCCTTTCGACTGGATGGAGAACATCTCGTTGGAAGGGAAGACCAACTTCTTTGAGAAGAGGGTCGGTGAGTATTCAAAGCACCTCGTGACCGAGGGCGATTCAGTTAGATTTGACGAAGAATTCTGAAAGAATCTTCTAGTGTTCGTAGCACATGCCGTCATCGCGCTTGTTGGTGTTTGGTGGCAGGCACACACCGAAGATGGGTGGGACGCCAACTGGGGTCTTCACGGTGGTGTCCATCTCGGGTGGGGGCTGGCTCACTGGGTCAGCGTACTCGGCGTAGCTGCTGCGGCCCACACCGAACAGGCGCATCAGGAAACCCACCAGGAACACGAAGACAAAGGCGTGCAGGATGATTCCGCCCAGCTTGGGAAGGCCGTCCTGGGTTGCGACCCAGCCGCCTGCCACCTTGCGGACCAGCTTGTAGGTCTCTGGGTGGGACACGATGATAAAGGAGGCGAGGGGCAGAATGGTGGTGGTTGCGAAAGAAGCCATTAATATAGATTGAGAATTTATTTACCAGTTGAAAGCTCTTGTGTTAATTGTAGGTGCTGATCTCTCTGGTTCATTGGGTGGTGTCCGCCCATGTCTCACGTTGGCCTTGCTCTTGTTCTCCGCCTCCGCCTCGCTGGCACGACTCGCGCTATTTTTGGCACGCCTAAGATGGCGAACCTTGGTCTTGAGCTTGTTCTTTATAATATAATTAGACAACTGGTTTATATTGAAGTTTATAGCTGGTCTCTTACCATCATATTTAATATTAGCCTCGAGGGAAGCGAGTATCTTCTTGACGGTCTCCTTCTGTTTTACAGATAAGCGTGGGTCATTCTTGACCTCAGACCACTTTGGCCAGCTGTTGAACCAAGGTCCTTTCCTTTGAGCGAAAACCCCTGGATTGATGCTAGTGTTCAGAATTGAAGCCTGGGCATTACCTGTACTTAAAGTACCTTTATTCACTCTGTTAAATTTGTTCTTTAATCTTTCAAGTTCTGGATAATTCTTGTAAATTAATGATCTTAATATTGAATTGAAATTCAGGTAGTTGGCTGGCTTAACTCCGGTACCAACACCCATAGTCTTCTTTCTCTGCAAAATGGTATTACGTACAGTTATATAGTTTATAGCTCGATTCTTCTGTTCAGGTGTGTATGAATTTATTTTTGATCTAAAATTGCTAGGTGAATTTGAAACCTTGATCTGGTTCAAAATAGAGTTGAATGGTGCTGGCCCTGATTGGAATAGACCTAAGTTATTGTTGGACGAGCCCCCCGTGTTTGGTCGCGTGGAGGGAGGCTGTTTCAGTTTCCCGCCTGGGTACTAACTGGTAAGTTCGCATTGCTGTTGCTGCCGGTGCGGCTGCTGTTGTTGTTGCCGGTGCGGCTGCTGTTGTTGTTGCCGGTGCGGCTGCTGTTGTTGTTGCCGGTTCGGCTGCTGTTGCCGGTGCGGCTGCTGGCGATACTTTCCGCTTGTTTGCGCGAAAGATTACCTAAAATACTTGCATTCCCAAGCTTCTTCACGAATTCCTTGGTTTTTTTATTCCAAGAATAGGCGTTTTTGTTATTTTTGTCGAAGATCTTCTTACCACTGATTCCATTTATGACGTGATAGTAGTTATTGGTTCCTTTATTCTTTTTTGCAAAATATTTTGTAGAACTATTGTTTTTAGCATAGATGTTGCGATTCTTGTTGGCGTTATTGGCCCACTCGCCGATCATTGTCATGAATGGGCCGTTCGCATTAGATGGACGCGCGAGAGCCGAAGTATTGTTCGAATTAAATGGATTTTTTGCATTATTTCCCGCCGGTAATTTACCTGCTGCATTTCCCGTCAGTAAATTCCCTACTGATTTGGTAGGAAGTTTCGACTTTATTGTTGCGAGAATTGATTTATTAAAGTTATTTAATCCATTATTGTTCATATTGCCCCATTTGTTAATAAAATTCTTATGCAGTTTGTTAATTGCAGCATTTTTGGCAGTGTTGGTCGTCAGACTGGCCCAGTTGATGGCTTTGAGTGCAGCCTTGGCGTTGGGTGCATTGGAGACTGCAGCATTAGCAGCTGCAGCTCCAACGTTGGTTCCAGTCTGTCTGGCGGTTTCAGCGGCCGCCTCAACAGCTGGCGGCGCGCCACCTGCATTCGCAGCTTTAGCAGCATTTGCTGAGGCAGAATTTGCATTAGGTGTTAAAAGATTCGCAGTGACGGCTGCTTGATTTTCAGGTTCCGCCACACCAGCCGCGGCACCGGCAACGGCAGCCTGACGCGGGTGAGCATTGATAAAAGCCTTGATGTTTCTAAGGATATTTCTGTTGGCGTTATTGATAGTAGCCTTGTTATTGCCTCGGGCAAAATACGCATTCACATATTTTTTAGTATTGATCTTCAACTTGTTGTATGCGGAATTATTGTTATTACTAAAAGGGCTGCCTTTGGCCGGGCCGAACATATTTACTGTAACGCGCGAAAAAAGTTGGGGTTCGCCCTGAAGGGGCTTAGAGTCATGGAGACCTAGTATGATAGAACAAGCACAATGGCCGTCCGTATGATTTCCGACTTCAAGATTTCCGACATCGTTGCCGCCAAGCCCGGTATCAACAAGTATGGCGGCAAGCACATCTATCTGAACGGTCCCAACAAGTCCCGCCTCATGTTTCAGCTTCCTCCTCTCAAGGCTATCGTTGGTCTGAGCACCAAGACTGGAGATGACGGCAAGCCTCAGCACAGCATCCCTCTGAGCATGGATCACCCCGACGTGGTCAAGGCTTTCAGTGACCTTGACAACTACTGCCTTGACCTGATTGCAGCCAACTCCGAGTTCCTTCTGGGTAAGAAGATGACTCGTGAGGTTCTGGAGGCGGGTGATTCGTGGAAGCCCAAGGTCAAGCCGCCCAAGGATGATAAGTGGGCTCCTCTTCTGGACATCAAGCCTGTCGTCGATCGCAAGACTGGTGAGATCCAGACCGAGGCCTACAACTCGAAGCGCGAGGCTGTTCCCCTGGACACCCTGGAGAAGGGACAGCGCGCCAGCTGCATCATCGAGATTTCGCAGATCTGGAAGTCTTCGATGGGTGTTGGTGTGTCGGTCCGCCTGCACCAGGTGATGTTCGCTCCCACGACCAAGCTGGCACCGTGCGCTTTCCTGGCTCCAGCTGACGAGCCAGTGGGTGACTCGGCGTCAGAGCGCAGCGCCGAGGAGGAGGACGAGGAGGAGGCCGAGTCCGAGTAACTTTTCTCCCGTGTAATAATATGGATTGGATCAACAAGGGTGATTTCCAACTGAAGAATATCGGTACCCGTTACTATGTATATCGCCGATTGCCCAATAAATCAAAACGTATGATAAATATTCCGCGTAATATCCAAACGAAAACCAATGCAAAAACATGGCTCAGAAAACACTATAAATCTCCCCAAAAATTTAAAATTTTAAATTTGACTATACCTCGTACATCGCCTAATCGCCCTAATAAACCTTCCCCTAATTATTCAAAAAACAACATGCCCTTCAAGCGTACCAATGCTTACGGCAGCCCTAATAACACTACGGTCCCCTTTAACTGCAAGATCCGAAAGCACCTTTATCACAGAGAGACTGCTAATGGCAAGGTTGGATTTCAGTTTATGGTGGCTAATAATTGGTCAAATAGACTGAACCTGAGAACTATTCAGAATTCATCCGTGCGCAAAAACATTGCCAAGTTGGATGCCGGGCGACAGGGGGCGGTCTTCCTGGCGTCTATGAAGCGTCGTGTTCCACCTGGTTCTGAATTTGTAATTAAAATTTGCCCGTATGATCCAACCTACAAGGGTAAGCGCCAGGTTCTCGACATAGAGTGGGCTATTCATAAAAAGGTGGAGGCGATTGATCCACGCCATGTACCCAAGCTCCTAGCGCCTCTCGTAAAGTGTCAGGGGTTTGTTGATCCGGCTCTAATATGGACTAACAACAAGAACCCATCATTTGACTATACCAAGCAGAACATCATGTTTTCAGAGTACGTTCGTAATGGAACTCTCCTTAATTACATCCAGACCCTCGCCAAGTCACGACGGGCTCGGCTCACGGATGACGTCATGAGATCCTTTATTTATCAGGTTCTCATATCTATTAGTAGAATTCGCAAGGTTTATCCAGAATTCATACACGGTGATCTCCACCTCACAAACGTTCTAGTCAAGTACGGTCATCCTTATCCAATCATGATGATCAATGACTTTGGGTGGAGCAAGATAAACAATGAATTGTGCAATCCCATGCTCAAAGCGGGCGACTTTGCGGAGAGCTGGGGTCTTGGTCCAAACACTTCAAACAAATACGACCACCATTTCTTCCTGAATGAATTGCGTCGCGCCATAACTTCGTACCGCGGCATCGCCAAGGATGGTTTCATTCAGTCTATTCGTTTTCTTGAAAAGATTATACCAGAAGGTTACCGTCATAAAGATGACACGCATACTCGCGAGTTCCGTTTGAAATACAACGACCCAGCCCCCGGTATAGCATCGATTGAATCCATTTTGGCCGATACCTATTTCAGAGGAGTCGTGTATCCGAAGAATAAGGGCAGCCCGTGGAAGCCAAATGGCAAAGTCGCCAAGAAGCTGCCAAACGTGGTTCTGGAGCCCAAGCCGACCCAGCCCTCCCCACGAGTATTCACCAATGCAGAGCTCAAGGCGATCTCTGCCGGTGGATTTACCCGCCTCACACCTGGGACGCGCGCGCGAGCCATCGCACTCCGCAAGGCCAGTCCTCGAAAGAAGGCGCCAAGTCCCCCTAAGAAGGCGCCAAGTCCCCCTAAGAAGGCGCCAAGTCCCCGTAAGAAGAAATCACCCACTGTGAGAATCCCAAAGAACGTTATTAGAAACGCAATGTTCAATCGCCTTGTCGCATCACTCATGTCGCCAACTAAGAACAATAATTCAGGGAGAAAAAATACAGTGGAAAATTCATATGAGAGGTGGGATAGAGCCAGAGTGCGGGCACTGAATATACTAACGAATAGGATAAAGGCTGGCAAGACGCCTTTTAGCCCAGTCTCTGGGGGCGCACAATTACCGTTAGTTCCAGTTCAGAGACTAAAGTTGCCGGTTCAGGGGCTAAAGTTGCCTAATCGCCCCAAACCAGTCAAGAATGTCAAGCGCCAAGGGAACGCCGCACCGCCACCTCTTCGTAAGGCGAGCCCTATAAAGCAGCCCAAAGCCAAGAAACCCATCGTGACGGTGACCAATGGCGGTTCGGCGAAGAACAAAAAGGCCATCAAGAGTCCAGGTGGTCGGGTGAAGGTTCTGAGCAACAAGGGTCACTACGTATATGCCAACGGCCTTTCTCTCAATGCACTCAGGTCAATAGCGACCAGCATGAAGATCTCTACCAACGGACTTAAACGCAAGAAGAATATTGCACTGGCTCTATTTTCTGCAGCTTAAGTAATGAAGCTAATAATTTACATAGTTTTGCTAATTATACTAGCCATCGCCATGCGCACGGGCGCATCGGCCTTTCTCCAGACTCCAGTGGATAAGGGCAACGTGACGGTATATGGCTCGAAGACGTGCCCTTGGTGCATCAAGCAGGAGAAGTACCTGATGGATAAGGGGATAGCTTATAACTTTGTGGATTGCCGCAAGCAGCAGTGCCCCGAGTTTGTTAATGGTTTTCCAACTATTGATTTGAATGGAACAATTACAAGTGGATATTCTGAGATTTAAAGGTGGAACAGGGAGATGCCCAGTGCAAGCAAGAATGTATGCGTCAGAGAATCGACTGGACGCAGGATCGTGATGTGCTTGACGAGCACGGAGTTCCACAGGAAGCGCATGAATAGCGTCATCAGGGCAACCCACAATAGAAACACAATCAGATTGTACAGAAACTCCTCACGGGTACGGGAATACAGAAGTCCCTTCATTTTTAATAATACTAACGATTATTATTCGTCCCAGTCTTGGCCAGCCCACGCTTAACAGCCCATGCTGAACAAAACTTGGTGTAGTGAAACCCCGGAGTGTATTTCATATTGCACTTGCGAGGATCAGTGATGATGTGGCCATCTGCGTCAGTCATGAGTGGCCCGCCCGCCCACCCCTGTTTGTGCGCCCACAGATTCACGGGGAACTCGATGATTCTCCCAGGAAGGAGCTTGAGCGAGGTTTTATGCTTCTCATTCGTCTTGTTCAGAACCTGAAGATCCTGTATGGTGTTGCCGAAGCGGCCGTCATTCGAAGTGAGTGGCATGGTTGATTTTCTGGCGGCCGCCATGATGGCGGAAAGAGGAGTCTTAAAGAACGCGGCTAGGCCTTTCACGGTGTCTCCTGGGTTGATTCTGTAGCGAACGGACCCAACCTGCTTGAGGAAGTGGAAATCGCCGGTGGAGTTGCCGAAATCGTTTTCTGGCGCAACGAAGCAAAACACTTTATAATAACCTGGAGCGCACTGAGCAGATGGGTTCTTCATGTGCTTCACGATCATACCTGGGTTGTCGGCCAGGATGCGCTGCACGATACCCTTGCACGTGGTGAATGTAAGGCCGTTTGCCGGCATTTTACCTAGATTACCCGGTATGCTTTTTCTGGTGCGTCGCGTGGAGAAGCTGCCGAACGAGTAATCGTAGCAGTTGTCATGCACCTTACCGATGGATCCCCATGGCTCCCACGAGTACTTGGGCTCCGCACCTGACTGGGGCATGCCACGTGACTTGCTGATCGTGGGTTTGGGCTTGGCCGTGGGCTTGGCCGTGGGCTTGGCCTTAGCCTTGGTCTTCACTTTGGACACCATACCATTTATTCATATTTTAACTTGGAATTCCAAGTTCTTCTAGTATTTCATACAAGTCCTCCCCCTCGTCTATATCAAAATGGATATCAGTGAAGAAGCGGCCACCAGCTGGACTTTCTGGGAGTAAATTTCTGAGATCAATTCCAAATCCTTCTAATATTGAAGTAATATTGGAAGATTCAAAATTACTAGTTGTGATTGAAGAATCAGAAACCTTTTCAATAGTAAGTCTGCATTTGTATATAGGGAGATCAAAGGGTACTCGGCACATTGGGCATGTGGGATCACCTGGGCAAGTTCTCTTCCAGCGATCTATGCACCGTGTGTGAAATTCATGGTTGCACGGGAGTGTCCGTCTTCCTCTATTAGTTAAAGGGCCAAAACACACGGAACACTGAGGCCCCCTATGCAACCAACACTTTTCGTGTCCATCTCCGTGGTTGCGCCTACATACAGATCCAGATGCGGTGGGGGCCCCGCACCTTTGGTCTTGATTCATTACTTTTAGTCAAGAATTAGTTTATGTACTGATACCGCGAGTTACCGAGATCGCCGGGCCCTCATGACTTCCGCCTCGAGAGATCTTATAGCGTCACGGTATTTCAGTCTCATATTTTCTTCTATATTTTGTCTGAAAATTATGATTGGATCATCATCCTGTTCCATACGACACTGAGGACACTCGATGCTCGTCTCGAACCACTTCATGATGCACTTGTGATGGAAGACGTGCTTGCACTTCAATTTTTTGTCGGTGCGCTTGGTCTCCTCAAGACAGACGACACATGCCATCGAAAGGTGTGTATTGCACTTGCCGTCTTGGACTGCTAGCTTTTTGCACTTGGTCCCGTTTTTTGTTATGCAAGAACAATTCATTCTCTGATAGATGCCGACAAATTTCGGTATGAATTTCCTCGGGCGTGCGATTTGCATTCACGACGATAACTTTACACGGAATTTTCATGAGTAATTTCTTGTATTCCAAATCCAGTTCTTTCAGGTACTGGAGAGTCACGCCCGTGTCCCCCGCCTGGCCTCTCTTGGAGACGTGCTCAAAAGCAGTCTCTGTGTCCTTTGACAGGAAAATTAATAGGTCTGGAGCCCACGAGAATCTGTCCCAGAAATAGTGATAGGTCTCATCCTCGTCCTTCGTGACGGTTCCGTTCCTGAGCAGCACAGGCCAGAATACATATCTTGAACTAAAAATGCTGCGCTCGTAAATCACGTCGCCTTCAATCGGCCTGAGCGTCTTGAGCAGGACCATGTGGAAGTAAAACGCCCACCGCTTGGGGTCGGCATAGAACTCTTCAAGGGGCCACTGTTCAATGGGCTCGCGCCTGACCTGCCAGCCCTTGGCCTCGAGCAGGTTGAGCTGGGTAGTTTTGCCAGATCCTATATTACCATCTATAACGATCTTTACCATTATTAATTTAGATTCTTAATTCTTTATTGCTGGGACACGAGTGGGGACGTCACTGGGGCGGGGCCGCTGCACGCTGCGTTGCGGACTGGCAGGGACAGACCGTCAGGGCCCTGGGCCTGCAGAACCATGCGGGCGCGGTGGCCATCCTGATAAGGGATGCCCTTCTCGCGGACAATAGAGTCGTACAGAATGCGGGACGAAGTTGATTCGGTGATGCAGCGACCGTCGGCCATGCCAATGCGCTCTGACATTTATATTACACTCGGTTTTTTTCTTTGAGCACCCTGACCCACTCTACAAACTTGGCACCCATAAAGGTGTCGAAGGTCTCCGGCTTGGATGCGCGCACATCCCCGAAAAGCCCGCGGTCGCCGAACACTTCGTTTATTGTCTTGTACGCCGTGACGATCTCGTCAAGCGTCTGCGCCCCCGTGACGATCGTCTTGCCCGTGCTAAAGATGCTCGCCGTCACCTGCTTCATGCCCTCCTCCGGCTTGAACTTCACCTTGACTGCAGCGTATTTGTCCGGATTGAAGGTCACGTTGAACTTGGTGTCCGACTTGAACTTGGCAATTACCCTCTTGATATTCACCTGGCAGTTCAGCGAGAAGTTTGTGTTGATCATGGCGATCTGCGGCGGCGCGAACTCGAGATCCTTCTCAAGGCCGAGCACGGTCTTCACGATGCACTGGACGTGCTTGAGCACGAGCCAGCAGTCAAACAGATTGGCGCAGCCAGCCACCTGAATGCTACCGTTGGGGAATAGCTTGACGTTCTTAGAGGAATAAAAGTCTTTGAACCAAATTGCCAAGCAATTGTAGAAGTTTCCATTCTTGCTCTTTTTTGGTTCTGAAATATTCCACGCGTGACCATCAAATTTAGAACCCAAATTACGCGTGCGAACAGTGCCAGACTTTTCGAAACTCTCACGGAACTTGACCAAGTCTATTTTTTCGTTAAAGGACGAGCACATCGTGATTGTAGTAATTCTAATCCACGATGGCTCGGGGTAGTCTTCTCTTTGAATAAGACCATCGCGAATGTTAGCAAGCTTCAGTATGTAGTTGAAGCTCTCCATTTTTTGCTACTTACTTGGTGCTTTTCCGTTTGGGGCCAGCCACAGAACGCTTTTTTTTAGGCTGCCGGCGGACATATTTTGTGAAATTTTTCACGAGGGTATTTTTGTTCTTATTATTCTTGCTGCCAAGGGCATTCTCCCCCGCAATCTTAACAATTTCATTCTTGGTGAATTTCTTGACCATAGCCTTGAGCAGGGTGGCCCGGACGCGGTTTGCAGGCGCCGCCAACTTGGCCTTGCGGGCGCGCTTCGCCTTGCGCGCCTTGCGCACGGTAAATTGAGCCACATTCAACTTGTGATTCACAGAGAGAATCACATTTGCACGGTTGGGGCCGCCAATGCTCTGAATCGCTCTGATGGCCTTGGGGCTAGCACCAGTCATCTGAATTGCCATATTTTTGTTTGGAAATTTCTTGAGTGCAGTGGAAGCCTTCTCCAACTCAATGGGGCCACCAGACTCGCGGAGGATTTTCTGGATGACAGAGGATCCACCCATGTTATTAATAGCAGATTTTTCATTTGATGTCATCATATTGGCGAATTTCGCGGCAACCTGCTCGCGCTCAGTTGGCGTAGGTGTGGGACCTCCACGAGGAGCGCGACCGGCACTCGGCCCTGCTTGGCGCTCAGCCATGAGGCGTCTGAGCTGATTCTGCATTCCAGCCTGATTAGCCCCCATACCACGAGCTCCGCTCCGACTTCCGCCGCGTGCATAACGCAGCGAGGAATTGCGCTCTTGACGCGCCATCATGCGCTCATAGTAATTCTCATTATTGTTGGTACTGGGAAATTCTCCTCCACCGCCACCTCTCCACCAACGACGAGGGGGGCCGCCACCGCCTCCGCCTCCGCCTCCACCACGGCCACCGAACAGCTTACTAAAGAATCCACCGCCACCTCCGCCGCCTCCGCCACCTCCGCCGCCTCCGCCACCTCCGCCGCCGGGTAAAGTATCGAATCTGTGATAACCAATGCCATTGGCACTCTTTCCAAACTTGTAATTAACATTATGGCCAAGATTTGGTGAATTTACGAAATTTACTAGACCATTTAAGTTAGCTCCATTACCTCTCACCCAAGCTCTATAGTAACCTTCTTTTTCAAATGCATTCTTCACTTTTTTGAATTTTGCCAATGCATTAATGTGACCATTTGCCGTTGCAATATATTTGAAACTTAAATTGCCTACGTTCTTATTCGATGGTATAAATCTAGGGAAGTTATTTCCAAGATTATTTCTGTTGTTGTTATTTCCACCATTATTGGCTCCCGTACTCGATGGAGGTGCTGGCGGAGCGAGGCCGCTGCCGCCTTCAGGGAATAAAGGCCGCCGCACCCCAACACGAGGTGTCTCACTTGGTGGTGGCGGCTGCTGCTGCCGAGGTGGTGGGGGTGGCGGTGGCCGCCGAGGTGGTGGGGGTGGCGCGCCGCCGCGTTCATTAGAGAAGGAAATTCGCCGTGGTGGAGAACGAAACTCTAAATTGTTGTCGGAACTAGAACGAGATGGAGTCTGAACCTCAGTTTTCCAGCCAAAAGAAGTTTCGCGTTGTGGAGGACCCTGTATGCGAGCAGATGGTTCTACGGGAACTCCTCCTATAGTTTCTTCAACTGTAACGCGCCTACGTTTCACATTGGCTCGTTCGGGGCGAGGAGCTCCAGGTGGCTGTATTTTCATCAGGTTGGTCATATTAGTCCCCTGATTTACAACTGCATTTCTAAATGCCTTGGCAATTTTATTAGAAATAACATTAGGTGCGATGCGCATAATCTCAGGCACTTCATTAACTGCACTTGCTAATCTACGTGCTCCAATTTCAGTTGTAATTTGAGGAACGGGCTGGCCCCTCTTCCACACGAGATCATTGTTCTTTATTGTCCATCCATTAAATCCAGTTACAAATTTGTTTGTGGATTTTACACGGGCCATACGCTGGTCATTTCCGTCTTTTATATATAATTGTACAGGGACTTCTTGACCAAAAAAACGTAGCTTTCCAGCTCGGGAATACCCGGGAGGCAGAGGCGCTGTTTCTCCAAACTTATTTAGGTTTGAAATTACAATTGATGCTTTTAAAATACTTGCTATAGAATTTGGAATTGTGCTAGGCGCCTCCCCTGCTCCTGCAACAGCTGCAGCAACAGAAGAGGCTATTTGAGAACCAGAAATTCCATTATTTCTCATACGAGTAACTGCGCGCCCAAGTGTAGCATCCCTAATCGCACTAGCAATTTTGGCTGATAAATTAGTTGCCATACCTACTAGGGTTCAAGAAAAAATTAGGTCTTGTGACCGGCTCCTTTTTTGTTAGGGTCATGCGAGTCATACCAAAAATGCTCAAGACGCGCCTGATCAGTCCTTACCAGCACGACGGCCTGAAATGGCTCGTGGCGCGCGAGAACGTCATTTCGGCGGACCACCCTGGGGGGTTCCTGTGTGACGAGATGGGCCTAGGCAAGACTGTACAAATGCTCGCGACAATGTGCGTAAATATCAAACACAAAACCCTGGTGGTCGTCCCCAAGTCCATTGTGACTCAGTGGCGCGACGAAATTGCGAAGTTTGTGCCTACTTTCAAGACGCACATCTATGACGGCCCCAACCGTGCTCTGCCTGTCTGGACAGACGCACCCTGGGTTGTCATCGCTCCTTATTCGGTCGTGGGCATGCGCAAGGGGCAGCCGCTGAGTCCCATTGTTCGGGATGTCGAATGGGACCGTGTCATCCTAGACGAGGGCCACGAAATCCGCAACAAAAAGAGCGCCATCTACACCGCCTGCCTGGCTATCAGCTCGCGCATCCGCTGGATCGTGTCCGGCACGCCCATCTTCAACTCGATGAAGGACTTTGTGGCGCTGGCGGGGTTCGTCGGCATCCCGAGCTATATGGTGCAAGGCTACACAGAGGACGTGCGCAAAAAGTACATCCTGCGGAGAACCAAGCAGGATGTGAGCGAGTTCAACAAGCGACTCGAGCTGCCTCCGTGCGACTTTGAGATCGTCGAGCTCGCCATGCACCCAGAGGAGCGCAAGTTGTACGAGTCGGCGTTCGAGCACGGCCGCGGTGTGGTGGCGAGCGTGCTGGCGAGCGAGGCGCGCCACCTCTTCCAGATGGAGATGCTCGAGGCGCTCCTGCGCGTGCGTCAGGTGATGGCCTACCCGCAGATGTACCTCGACGGAATCGCCAAGAAGCGCGAAGAGGACCCCGAGCTCTGGTGCGGCAAGTCTAAGAAACTGGAGACGCTGATGGAGCTCATTAAGACGCACCCCACCGAGAAGACGCTTGTGTTCTGTCAATTCATGGGAGAGATGGACAGAATACAAGAGCTGACGCACGAGGCTCAGATACCCACCTTCCGGATAGACGGGGGTGTGTCAAAGGACCAGCGCGCTAGCCGCATCAAGGGCTTCAAGAGCGCCAAGGGCGGCGCCGTCTTCCTGATCCAGATCAAGTCGGGTGGCTTCGGTCTGAACTTGCAGGAGGCCACAAGGGTCTATATCACAAGTCCCGCCTGGAATCCAGCGACGGAGATGCAGGCCATCGCGCGCGCGCATCGCACGGGGCAGACGCAGAAGGTGACGGTGCGCAAGCTGATCTACGCTGGCGAAGAGGCTCTGCCGAGCGTCGAGCAGAGCATCCTAGAGCTTCAGGGAGTAAAGTCCAAGGTGTGCGCCGAGGTGCTCAACGACTCGCGATTGATCGACCAGATGCCCAAGACGAAGAGCTCGGTGACTGCGCAGAACTTGCGAATGATTTTCAGATTGTAATTAAAAATATACGCCAATATCAAAATGACCCACACCCAGGCTGTAGGCTCGCGCGCCCAGGTTGCTCACGGTACGGCCCACCACACCCCTGGTGGCCTGACCAAGAAGGATATTAAGAAGAACCCCAAGTCTGGTGAGTACGTCAGCAAGGACAAGGCCAAGTCCGAGAAGAAGAACCCGTGGATCGAGGCTGTCGGCAAGGCCAAGAAGGCGCTGGGCATCAAGGGGTTTGCTCTTTGCAAGGGACCTCTTCTGACCAAGGCCCGGGAGATTTACGGAAAATAAATAGTTTATATATTTAAATGCCAAGTATCAAAACTATTTTCATGGCGTGCGCTCTGCTCAGTGCGTCTGTTTGCATTATAGCATCAACGAGTATAGGGCTCGAGTGCGGTAATTCCACAGACTATAAGACGAAAAAGAAGGATAATTTCAACTTTCTCATAGCCCTTGTAGTCAGTGGTATTTTGTGTTTATTATGCAGTTTTGGGGGTATATACATGGGAGTTCAAATGCCAGTATAATTTCCCAGGTAAATATAAATGGCCCCTCCAGACGCTAATAATAGGAAAATTAATAAATTGGAAGCAGAGCTGAAGAACCTGAGAGACAAGCTCAAGAATAAGAATAACGCAAATAAGCTTTTGAAGATGGTCGGTGGAGGGCTTGGCTACGGCGGGCTTGGCGCACTCGGGCTGGGCGGGCTCGGGCTGGGCGGCTACGGCTATGGCGGACAACGGAAATACGAAGTGAAGGAAGGCCCAACGGGTTTCTTCAATGGGAAACTCAGACGCTTTTTCTTTAGTCCTGAAGTTGGGTTCTTTATAAAGATATACAACCCTAGAACTCGCAAACTAGTCAGCGTTCCCACGCGCGGACTATTCAGGTGGCAGAATGTAGGCAATAAGATTGTGCGCTACAAGGCGCGTCGTCAGCTTTCGTCGCGCGCTCCTCCTCGTAGTCAGGCGAAGCTCAATGAATTTTTAGGAAGTCAAAGAGGGTTGGCCGGTTATAGAAATAACGAGGACCCTCGCCATAAATATAGATATTCCTATACATAAAGGATGACTCCTTTAGCTGCACTTGGACTCGAGGTTAGCATTCAGGGCACCACCGCCTGGAAGCGTGCTCACTCTACCCCAAAAAAGCACACCCCTTCAGTACGGGTGAAGTCTCCTCGTCGGAAACGGCCATCACCGGGATCTTCGACACGGGCGCGTAAAACTTAATCTGGTGCGCGCGAAGTGTAATCCCCCACGTCCCCTTGTACAGGTAAGTCCCCTCAATATCAACTATGCATGACAGGTCTAGGTCTCTCAGAAAGCCCTCGACGTGCTCATCAGCTACAAAATTTGATTCCGAATTAAAAATCAAAGTAGTGTCATCCACCTTGATTCTTAGTCCATACTCGGTCATGTTAGACTTGAACTGCTTGTCACCCATCAGCTTCTTCTCCAGGTCATTATAAAACTGAACGAATTTTGGTTCCAAATTAGAAACAGTAATACTCTTGTATTGACCAACACCATACCGAGTATATCCACGTGGGATCTGGAAACGCAGAGGGCCCGACTCGTAAGACAACTTTGTGCGCGTTCCGCTCGTCTGCGTCTCCATCTTGCCCAAGTCAATCTCGTGCCAAAAAGGCATTTGCTATCTAAGCTTTAGATTCTCTAAGTCGAAAACACTCCCACAAGTGAGGACTGGGTCTAGATAAATTAGAAAATTCATCGATCGTGTATTCGTCACCCATGGACCTATTGCACTTGCCGCATATGGGACGCAGGTTCGACATGTCGGTCGCCCCTCCCTTGCTCTCGGGCACGTTATGACCAACCTCGAAAATAAAGGGGGTCATAACGTTCTCACACCACGTCACGAGACACTTGTGCTTGAACAACCTGTCCCCGCAAAAAGCCAACCAAACCTGCTCACGAAGAGCAGCTGGAATTTTCACCTTCATATTCTGTTTCAATAATTTTCACCTTTAATTCAGTTATCCAAGGCTCCGACCTAACTAAAGCAACAAAAAATCCACAGTTATAAATTACCTCGCAAATATACTCCTTACAGTACCCATTGAATATTATCAAGTCATCTTCTGACAAATCAAGATCAATAGGTTTGGATATTATGAGACCAATAGATTTCAAATAGAAATTGATTAAAGTTTTTGATTCTTGGAGATAGACTAATTCAGGTCTAGGGAATTTTGATTGTAAATTGTAAATGATTTCACTAGAGAGTTTTCTTGGGGGAAGACCCAATTCTATTCTGGAATTAATATCCAGATATCCAAAGATTTTTTGAATAATCTCTGTATTCATATACTAATTTTAAACTAAAATTCTTTAATGGATATTTCATTTATAGTTTTTTGTTCTGTTTATTAATTTTGATCTAGAATTGGAAAGGGAAATGACCTTCATACCTTTCTTTGGAAATTTCCTACCGTATCCATGTTTTGCAGTAGGGTCTAGGGGTATCCATTTTCCATTCCAAATTTCAACCCATAATGCATTGGCTCCCCGCCAGTACCCCAAGACTAGACGCACTTTGTATCCAAGTTTCTTGAGGACTGCATAAAGACCCTGCGCAAACTCACCGCCCCGGCCGTACTTCACTCTGAAGAAGGTCTCCGATCGGCTCCACCGATAGAACGTCTTCTTGGACCCGTCTGGACACGTGTAGATCTCCTTCTGCCCAACGCGTTTGGGTCTATGCACCAGTTTTCCCCCTGGACACTTGACAGGGTGGTAGAACCAAAAGCGCTTCGGGAAAGCCTCCGTGATGCGCTTGACGCGCTGCTTAAAGGGGGCTGGTCTAGTGACGTTCGATAGAATACGTGGTATGCACTGCATATTCTCCGCGGCCTTGACGCGCTTGCGGAGCCCGTTGCCGAGCACCCCCATTTAATTTATACGCACATAATAATAGCTACGCGCTTAAATACGCCTTTCCTTCCGGTTTCCACGGCGCTATAGTTGTCTCCTTAAACAGAGGATTCTTTTCAAAAATTCTAGATGAAATTTCATTCGCATCAACCCATACAGGTTGATTAACAACCTTCATCACAAGATCGACTATAGCCGTGCCATGACCCATGCCCTTTTCTTTGACGCACAGATCTCCTAGGATCCAATATTCCTCCGTCAATTGCAAAGTGCATATAGCCAATGGAACTGTAGAGTTCCACCGAGTAAGTTTAAAAAGAATGTCAAAACATTTGGGGTTCCAGAGATCATCCTCCGGTCCAAAATTTTGACGCACCAAGTCGTCTATTTTTTTACTCCGGCGTTCTACGATCCGGAGTTCCATACTTTACATGGTATGAAGTCTTCTAAGCCTAACCCGAGCACATGAGGCAGCTCTCTGGATTGTCGAGACGGCACGCCAGTGCTTCGGCGCTCTCCACCGGCACAGTCACCTGGATGGGCTTGGCCTTGGCGCGCGTGCGCAGATAGTACATGCCCGTCTTGAGCCCCTTCTTCCAGCCGTACAAGTGCATCGAGCTCAGCTTGGCCAGTGTCGGGTTCTCCATGAAGATGTTCAGTGACTGAGACTGGTCGATGTAGGCACCTCGGTCGGCGCTCATATCGATGATGCTCTTCTGCGGAATCTCCCATACGGTCCGGTAAATCTGCTTGAGATTCGAGGGGATATTCAGACCCTGAACAGACCCACCGTTCCTAATAATTTCAGTTTTAATTTGAGGGTTCCATTTATTAATCTCCTGAAGATCCTTTACCAGGTGCTTATTGACCATCACAAACTCACCCGCCAGAGTTCGACGCAGATAGATATTGGTGGTGTAGGGCTCGAACGCCTCGTTGTTTCCCATGATCTGAGCAGTCGAGGCGGTTGGCATCGGTGCTACCAACAGGGAGTTGCGGAGACCCCATTTGATGATGCGCTGCTTGAGATCGTCAAAGCCGTGACGCGTCTGCCCCCATAGGTCAAACTGAAGCTTGCCATCGTGAGCCGGAGAACCACGGAACGTCTCGTAAGGCCCTTCCTCCTTGGCGAGCTGGCACGACTCCTCGAGAGCACCAAAGTAGATCACTTCAAAAATCTCTTGGTTGAGCTCGCGCGCCTTGGGCTCGTCGAAGGAAAGGCCTAGCATCATGAATACGTCAGCCAAACCTTGGACCCCGATGGCGATAGGACGGTGGCGCATGTTCGATTTGCGCGCCGCTTCTGTCGGGTAGAAGTTTTTGTCAATCACCCGGTTCAGATTGCGGGTCACGACCCGTGTTACGCGGCACAGCTCTTCCGTGTCAAACTCCCCGTCCCGTACAAATGTCGGCAGACAGATGCTCGCCAGATTACACACGGCCGTCTCATCCGGACCAGAAACCTCTACAATTTCACAGCATAAGTTTGAAGACTTGATGGTACCGATGTTCTTCTGGTTCGACTTGGCGTTCGCTGCATCCTTGTAGCACATGTAGGGCGTGCCAGTCTCCACCTGGCTCTTGAGCACGGCGTCCCAAACCTCACGTGCTCGAACCTTCTTCTTGAAGCGCCCCTGGGCCACGTACATCCGGTACAGCTCATTGAACTCCTCGCCATAGACGTCCGGGAGACCAGGAGACTCCTTAGGGCACATGAGAAACCAGTCCTCGTTCTTCTCCACCTTCTCCATGAAGAGGTCGGGGATCCAGAGGGCGGTGAAGAGGTCGCGACAGCGCATCTCCTCGTCACCCTGGTTCAGGCGCAGCTCGAGAAAGTCCATCACATCTGCGTGCCACGGCTCGAGGTAGATTGCGAACGAGCCCTTGCGCTTGCCGCCACCCTGATTGACGTAGCGAGCGGTGTTGTTGAAGACGCGGAGCATAGGCACAATCCCGTCAGCCACTCCATTCGTACCATTGATCCGCGTGCCGTTCGATCGAATGTTTGAGCAGTGAATGCCGATGCCCCCAGACCACTTGGAGATGTGCGCGCACTCCTTGAGCGTCTCGTAGATCCCCTCGATCGAGTCCTCCTTCATGGCCACTAGGAAGCAGCTGGACATCTGTGGGTTGTTGGTGCCGGCGTTGAACAGGGTTGGGGTGGCGTGCGTGAAGAACTTCCTACTCATCAGGTCGTAGGTCTCCTTGACTCGTGTGTAATCGTCGCCGTGAATTCCAACTGATACACGCATGAAGAGGTACTGCGGGGTCTCTCCCACATTCAGGTAGCCCTTCTGGAGAGTCTTGACTCCGAAGTAGCCGAACAGATAATCACGGGAGTGATCAATCCAACAGTCCATATCCAGATTCAGACACTTCATGAAGTGGTCGGATACGACCCCCTTGACGTGGAGAGAAATCATGGCGTCGCTGAAGGTCTTGGGGCAAGTCTTCTGGAGGTTGCTGACGGTGACACGCATAGCTAGGGTTTCATAGTCTGGGTCCTCCGTGATCATACCGATAGCCACCTCGGCAGTAAGGGTATCAATTTCAGATGTAGAAATACCATCATACATGCTAGTGAAAACCTTCTGAGCCACCTTGTCGGGCTGGACATTTAGCTTGGCGAATTCAGGCTCTGAATTTAGTTTCTGAATTCGCTTTGTAACCTTGTCGAATAGCATCTCGACATCGCCACCAGACCGCTTGATGACCTTCATTTATTGAATAGGGCGTTCTTTTTTTAAGCCCAGTTTTTTTCCCAGATGATTGTAATATGGCCACACGTGCAGTGCGCAACCCACTGAGCGACGCTTTCTTTTCAGATTTCAATCGTGAAACAATTCACAACCAAATTCGGGCAGCAATCAAGGCCAAGACTGGATACGAGATTGACAAGCAGAGTGACGCAGATCTGCAGGCTCTGATGAAGCGTGTCTATATTAATATGGTTTCAGATCCTTATTCTAATATCCTTAACCAGGTGTCTGACATGAATGACACCGTGACGGACGAGGCCACCCAGACTATCAGCACGGGCATGCTCCAGCAGCTGCTCTTCATGCGCGACATCTCGTCCAACCCAGTGCCACTGGCTGCACCCATCAGCACGAGCACTTACGGGAACAAGATGCCACAGAATTTTAAGATTGGCTTTTAATAGAAATGCGCTCTCTTGACGACATCTTGATTGGCTTCCTCATTTTCTTCACAATCGAAAGGGGAATTCGCTTGCTCAGCAACACCTTCATCGAGCCTCTTGTGTTGAAAAGCACGGGCGACAAGGAAAAGGCCGAGTCGTGGAAACTTGGTTTTGAATTTGTGTTGTTAATTATTTTCCTTTTTTTTGCTTTCAAATTTCAGAGGCAATTGCGAGGACTAAACAAGATCTAGGAGACGCTTAAAAGGCTCAGACCCTGATACTGTAGGATGAATCGTTACCGTGACGAAACTGCAGAACTCTGCAAGGTTAAGGGCTGGGACAAGGCTCCCGTGAGTATAGTGTGGATGCTTCTGAATGAAGAGATGGGCGAGCTCGCTTCGTCCATTCGTCAGGCCCATCGAATCTACCGCAAGACTGGACTCAAAAAGGACAGAGGTACAGACGTGGTAATGGAAATGGGTGACGTATTTAGTTACCTATTTCAACTAGCACATATGTTGAATATTGACATGGATGAGATGTGGGAGCTTCACAGGCTAAAAGTCCAGAACAAATTTTATAAAGAGTAATAATATATGGCATCAGCTGCATTAATCGATGACCGTCTTCAGATTGATGGTCTTGATATGTACACTTGGACAAATACGTTCGGTATCCCAACCGACGGTTTCTCCAAGGGCACATTTATGGATGGGTCGTACATGCGTGGCACCGATGAAAACCCAATGGCTCTCCAAGACGCGAACCCTGCACTGGATCATTTTGATCCTCTCCGTCTCAATATGTCTGGACCAATGTATCTTAAAGAGACTAGCGTTAATCCCGCGCCAGACCGCATGTACCCAGCTCGCAAGTTCGAGTACGAAGACGGCACCGTCACCTGGGATCGCCCAGGCCGGTCTTTATCTGCCCCTAGAACCTCTCACATAAAGAAAGACTGGGTCCTTATAGCACTCGTCGCACTTATCATCTTGTTTTTGGCTAGAAAGACTCTTCTTAAATCTTTGAAATCTTAGGTGCAATTACCTTTACTAATTTTGATTCTAAATTGGAAATAAGAATCTGTTTGCGTGCAGACATCTGAGGGCAGGCGTGAATTTCCAACTGAATACAGTTGCTACAGAACATCGCAGTGCAATCTTTGCACTTGAGAAGGCTGGGCTTCTTCTTGCATTGCTGGCACCTCTTGGATGGCGCAGATGCCTGGCACTCTTTCCAGAGCATCGTAGGGTCCATCTTCTACTACTTCACAAACAGGATCTTTCAGCTCTATTGGTCCTTCGTTAATGACTTCACAAGTGAAGCCATTCTTCCGTCCTTCAATGACGTTATCCCAGAATGCCTTCATCTTGTCAAAGTTGCGCGAAAACCACCCGCGATCTCTTTTGACGTTGGTGACAACAAACTCCTCAGGGCCCTCGCCCTCGGGTCTGTACTGGATGAAATCACACTCCTCCAGGTCCAGAATTTCCATATTCAATTGGATCTGGGCAATGTAGTGTTTAGGAACGGTCACCTCGATCTTCCTGGTCAAAGGGCACTTGATTTCTATAAGGCGGCCACACTCCGTGATTCCATCAGCCGATCCCCCGAGCCACTTGTGCACTGGGTGCTGAACGAGTCCAATCTCGTGGCTCTTCTTGTCGTGCCGCGCGTCATACAGGTCGCGCGCGATGGGCTCCAGGATCGTGCCGCGCTCAGTGGCGG